ACCACGTCCACCGAACCAAGAGATTGGAAACGCTCGATCATTTGTTCCCATTCATCGTCAAGTACTCCGTTCTCTCGGTTGTAGGTCCAACACCAGTTTTTTGCACTGCCTGGCATCTTGCTTCTTGCAGTGTGAAGGACCCTCCTGCCTTGGAAGGAGGGCACGGTACTTCCGTTTCGTTATCGTGAGTCTTCGGGGAAAACCTCGGATTCCCGCCTAAAACGTTCAGTTCAGCCTTGACAAAGTACTTTAATTCTTACTGGGCCGCCTCTTTTTTTGTAGTAAGTGACCACCTGCTTGATAAAGCAGGTGCCGGATTAGGCATGGGGAACCTGGGGATCCCACAAGGAAGTGGCAGAATGTCGCGTCCGTTGAAGCGTGCTCGCACGTCTGGTGTGCGCGTGCAGCGTCCAATTGACAAGGAGCTCAAGGTTGTGAACCAGGTTCCTACTACTTCTGTGGTGTCCACTGTCCTCAAGACGGTGACCTTTCCCGGCACGGTGGTTGGCCTGCGTTGGAGCGGCTCGATTGAAAACCTTGCGACGACAGCACCGGTCGTGTGCGCTTGGGCGGTGGTCGTCATTCCTGATGGAGAAGCTGCTAACACGCCTGCGTTGAGTGATGGTGCGGACTTCTATGCTCCCGAGTAAAACGTCTTGGCCTTTGGGATGGGTCGCATGACGGATGCCAATCAAGGTCAAGGACCCTCTGTGGTGCACTTCGAAGGGACCACCAAGACGATGCGCAAGCTCAAGCAAGGTGATGTCTTGGCCTTCATCACCATGGCGGACGTGGTGACGTTCGGCGGGGCCGACTTCATTGTCCAGTTCTTCTTCAAGACGTGAACGAGCCGAAGGCGAGAATGTACGTTTCTTCATTGCTCTCACAAGTTGTCCCCTCGGCTTGTCACCACATGTTTGTCCCACGCAGCCTGCAATATAAAAAAGATGAAGCGGCGGAGCCGCGCAAAAGTTCACTCGTCTTCAAAGCTGCCGAAAGGTTCCGTAAAGTCGTCGTCAGGCTCAAGGGCGGCCAGTTCCGCTTCCAGCGACAACCAATCGTCGTCCAAATGTTCTTCGTTGAAGCCACCAACAAAAGCATCAGCGTCTTCAGCTTCGTCCTTTCGATTTTTTGCGACACTGAACAGAATCTCTGATTCTGCGACGTTTCCCCGAGGCTGCTGTTCAGTATTACCAGCAGCCTCGGGCTCGACCTCGGGGATCGCGAGACCAGTACTATCCAACGGGATTTCTGGATAGAACGTCGTGACAAAAGCGGCGCGGAAGAGACCACAAGCGTTGCGGTCAAAAACATCAAGGACCAAACCGAGTCTTCGTTCCAGCGGTCCACCATGGTAAGGCTCTTGAGTCTGGTACCACTGGTTTGGTGGATCGTTTGCTGTAAAGACCACATTGGACCAATTTGCAACAACGAACTCACCCTTGACCGGAAGTTCGAGTCGGTAGTTGTCACAGATGCGCAAAAGAGTTCGGTAAGGAACGCAATTAGTATCAAAGTCATCGAAGATAATGGTGCGCTGCCCATTATACCCGTCGAACCAAAGTGCGCCAGAGTTCTGTATCGGTACAATGAAGGTTTCTTCTGCGGTATCCAACGTCACTGCGGCGTAACTTTTGCCAACACCGGTGGGGCCCACCAGTACAGCGCAGGAAACCGGTGGACGCAGTACTTCAGTGTTCGACCGTCGGAGTTGCGACTCCAAAGAGTGGAGCCCTTTCGAGTAACGAATGTAAGTAGAAGGTAACTCTTCCGCAACTCGGGCCGCACCAGAATTTTTGACCAGCTCCGCAGCTTTGTCGAGATCCGTTCGGTGTCCTTGACCATCTCCTATCGTCCCAAATTCCCAGGGCCCACTCACACGTCCTTCATCCTTGGTGCAGTAGGTGTAATTCTGCGCCGGTGTGCCTCGTGCAATTTCCAGGTGAACCGAAGTGCTCATGAAGACGTCACGTTTCACCGTCGCCATGGTGCAGCGGCGGTTAAGCTGAACATACCCTTGCAAGTGTTCGCGCGAACTACCAGAGCCACGTTCTTGTTGAAACACAAGGAAGACGACCACGTCCACCGAACCAAGAGATTGGAAACGCTCGATCATTTGTTCCCATTCATCGTCAAGTACTCCGTTCTCTCGGTTGTAGGTCCAACACCAGTTTTTTGCACTGCCTGGCATCTTGCTTCTTGCAGTGTGAAGGACCCTC